ATTCGAATCACACTATCAGCGCAGCCGTGCGCCTTGAAATTCTACCATCGAAAGAACCAGTAGAATTAAGTATAGATTTAGAGAGAGAATAATATGAGCCAAGAACGTACAGACAATTTATTTGCAAGTGAGAGTTGGACAGCAGTGTACACTGCATTTACTAATGTCAGTCTCAAAGCATATGACTTCGATACAATCAGAGAAGCACTGTTAGCATATACAGTTCAGACTTATCCTGATAAATTTAATGACTTCATCGCAAGTTCGGAATTCGTTGCGATTCTAGATTTAGTCGCATACATGGGACATAGTTTAGCATTCAGATTGGACATGAACACCCGAGAGAACTTCATGGACACAGCCGAACGTAGAGCAAGTATTCTACAAATGGCAAAGACATTGGGTTATAACAAAACTAGACCAATCAACGCAAAAGGCTTCATGAAGATTACGAGTATAACAACTGACGAAGATGTACTTGATAATGAAGGTGTTACTTTGGCTGGGAAAATTGTTAATTGGAATGATAGTAATAATATAGATTGGTATGAGAATTACATCAGTATTCTAAATTCTTCTTTTACAGGCAATACAAAGATTCAGAATCCATCTTCTGCATTAACTATTTCAGGTGTCGAGCATTCTTTGTACGAGATAAACGAAGAATCCACTACAAAGAGCGTAAACTATCCGTTCTCTGCGAACATTAATGGCAAGAGTAGGGGGTTTGAAGCAGTTCGGGTATCACTTGACACTATTGATACAAAGATATCAGAAGCGGAGCCAAATCAAAATAAAAACTTTACTATTCTCAATAGAAACGACAACTTGGGATCAGCGAGTGATAGAACTGGATTCTTCGTTTATGCGGTTGCCGGTGCACTTGAGTATCAAGATTTCACATACAATAGTAAAATATCAAATAGAATAGAACCAATAAGTGAATCTAATATATCTAATTCTGATGTCTGGGTCCAGAAAATAGATTCTTCTAGAACATATGTATCAAGTGTAACATCAATCGACAATGACACTAGAGAGACAGCAATCTATAATAGTTTACGAACTGGTTCTGGCGACATCGTAAGTATAAATTCAATTGACAATAATGGAATTGAACTACATTATCCAGATGGTGTGTTTGGCAATGCCGCATCTGGCAACTACAGAGCATGGTATAGAAAAGTTGACAATGATAATTTCTCTGTAAACTCTAATGACATTATTAACAAGATTATAACAATTCCGTACGTTGGAACTGATGGTAGAACTTATAGACTTTCACTAACAATGTCAAGCACAATTGACTTTGGTGAAAACTTTGCTGGCGAAACATACACTAGTGTACGAAGAATTGCTCCAAGAAATTATTACTCACAAGATAGAATGGTCAACGCACAAGACTATAATGTGTATCCACTTTCATTGGGAAACAACGTAGTTACTAAGATTAAATCGGTAAACACATCTTTTGCTGGTAACTCACGTTTTTATGAAATGGACGATGTACTAGGTCATCACTCTAACTTGAGTGTTACTGGTTCGGACGGAAGTCTCTTCGTTGAAGATGATGTTGTGAAGATCTCGTTGAGTTACAATAAGGCCAATGGCAAGAGTGACAACTTTGTAAGAAATGAATTAACTAAAGCCTTGAAACATCCAAGCCTATTGAATGATTATTTTCATAAGTATAACGGCGACTCTAGTGTAGTTTTTTCACAAACATCAAGTTATTCGATTACTGATAACAAAACGAAAATTACATTACCAGTAATTTTGTCAACTACATCTGAAGCACTAGAGGGTGACTATGTTGAATTACAAATGGCTGCTTCTGAAAAATATATCTGGACAAAAGTCAAATCAGTATCAAACGACAAACTCACACTCACATTAAATAAGTCTATACCAGAAAATGGCAACATAGTATCGATAGTAAGAGGATTTAGAACTAAATTCACGGCTGACGAAATCACAGAGATTAAGGATATTGTCAATAGCAATTTTACATTAAAATATGCGTTAGTATCTGGTATGGCAAATAAATGGTCATGGCAAATTCATACGACTGGTGATGTCCCACAAGAAGTTCATATCGTGTTTAATTATAATTATGGCATCAGAGATAATGAATCAGAATATACTGCCACATTTACTGGCAAGAAAGTAGCATTTGAAAGTAGAGACCAAGTTAAGTTCTTCTATGGCAATACTACGGCTGTGATTGATAACGAAACAAATTTATCTAAACGAGATACAATATTTCTTAATTACTTAAAAGAGGGTGGTTTACCAGTTGAGAATGCGGCTACAGAGGATACAGGTAAAGTAGTGACTGTCGGACAGGTTCTAATAGAAAATGTACAACCCGCTACTATCACTACTGGTAAGATTGGAGCAACAGTTGATGCGAAATTCATACACAGTGGCGCACCTACTACATATGATTTTGTAGAGAACAACGATTATGGTATCAACACTGTATATTCACATGAACTTGTATCGCCCGATGGAATACCATATCTACTCGCTAGTAATCTTGCTGAACGAACCGCTTTATTTACTCATCCCGAGGACGATAATGATAAAGTTATAGGCACGCCCGGCGAATATAAACTTTCAATACCTTTAGAAGATATAACAATATACACTCCTGCATTGTCTACTCCTATATCCGGTGGCGAAGATGTTCCGACTATTGCCACGACAGAATTTAAAAAATCTATAGACCGCGTTTTGTTTGAAGATGGATACACTGGCAACGTTGGTAATGCGGTTGCATCGAATACAACACAATCATCTAGTGATCTAGTCACACTAGGATTCAAAGGCGAATCTTCGATGGAATACTTTGCTTCTGCTGGTGATAAATTCAAATGGTTAGATGAAAGTGATGAACTGTACGAAACTGGATATGTAGAAACAACTGATTTTGATACTACTGGTGACGCCAATGGATATATATTTACTATGTCAACTGCCGCGTCCGCTAAGTACAATGATTTAGATACTGATATTTTCTTTAAGCAATATGCTTACTCAGAATTTACAGTATCTAGTACTATCCCGCTTACGGTCGATAACATAGTACTTCGAGATATTGCATTAGGTACTATTCCTACTAAACATATAACAGTTACTAATACATCTGGTACGTTATACAAGATTGTTTTTTGGACATATCCCGTTGCTGTTGGAGACCTTATTGACGTGATTATCAGAGGAGACGCAGATATAGACACTATTAAAAAATTCTCAGTGAGAGTTACTGCATCGTTTGGTCTAGAAGTTGGATCATCTACGAATAATACCATATACGGAGCATCATCATCGTATGTTTATGACGACTATATCACATCTGAAGGATACACTGACAATACAAAAGTTAAATTATTAACTTCAGATATAAATGATAATCCATTTGCTATGCTTGATATTATTCGTCCAAACGAAAAAATCGTAATGGAGCAATACACTGGTTCTGATGGTATAAAATATGAAAAGGCTTCATCAGTTGCCGTTGCTGTTTCAGAAACAGATAAGATTAAAATTCCAGCAACTACAACATTGTATTATAATACAACTGATACTACGTGGTACATTCGTGATTCTGGCGGCTGGAGTGTGTTAACTGGGCATGCCGATCAAACTACTACTATACCACCTTTAATTCAAATCAACTACAATAGTATACAATATAGAGTAATAGATGGTATAACATTCGTTAAAGACGAATTTACAAGTTTTAGATGGGACCATTATGCTGATATAAATAAGAGAATAGATCCTAGTACTAGTAATATCGTTGATATGTACGTGTTGAGTTCTGATTATGTTAGAAAGGTAAACGAGTGGATAGCAAACGATTTCTTGACTACTACTCCAATTGCTCCTAACAATTTCGAATTATCAAAGATAATGAATAGCATCGAGCCTAAGGCATCGATGTCCGACCACATTGCTTATATTCCAGTTCAGTTTAAGTATCTTTTTGGCTCACATGCAAATGACGAAAATAAAGCAACATTTAAAGTTATTAAAAAGTTGGGCACTGGATACACTGACAGTGATATTAAGACATCAGTATCTACTAAAGTAAACGAATACTTCGCAATTAACAACTGGGATTTCGGTGACACATTCTACTTCTCAGAATTGGCTGCATACTTGCATAAAGAATTAGGCGATTATATTTCAAGTGTAGTAATTGTACCGAAATACGTAGGAAAGACAGTTGAAGATTTGTTAAGCATCTCATGTGCATTAAACGAAATATTCATGGCAGTAACAACATCTAGTGACGTAAAAATAATAACACAATTAGCATCATCTGAATTGGTAGGCAAATAATATGGCAAAGAAGATTTATGACTTTTTACCAAGTCATCTAAAGAACAGCGAGTTAGAAACAATATTTGAAACGACACTTGACCGGGTGTTCTCTGTTGGTGAAATGGAGAAGACAAAAGCATTTGTTGGTAGAAAGGAAAAAGGAATATATAATAGTAATGATATATATCTTTCGTATCCGGCACAGGCTTATGCAAGAGATAATTACGGGCTTGAACCAACATTCTCGAACATAGACGCAACTGATAACATATTCTATGACGATTTACTCAACGCAATGTATAATAAAGGTGCGTTAACAAATGACCATAGAAGATTATTTAAGAGTAAATTAGAGACAGTTAGTTTGCCAATTGATTTAGATAAATTCGTCAACTACAGTATGTACTACTGGGTTGATCTAGGTTTCACTACCGATACATCTATTCAATCATCAGAGTTCAAGCATTATGTTACTATTGATAAAAATACAAATGACTTATGGGGACAAAATAACTCTTGGTATCACTATGATGA